GTTCCACCCTGACGGCACCGTCGACACGGTCGAGCAGCTCACCGGGCTGCCGATCCCCGAACCTCCACCACCGGACCCGATCGCGGAGATGCAAGCCACGATCGACGCCCTGCTCGACGCTCTCGGAGGCTCCGATGGCTGACCTGGGCCGGTACTGCAAGAAGCCAGTCGAGATCGAGGCGGTCCGCTGGACCGGCGTCAACCACGACGACCTCGCCCTCTGGGGATGCCCTCTCTGGGAGACGAACGCCCTCGCATGGAGCTACACGCACGGCGCCTACCTCCTGCCCGACGGACGGCCGATTCATCTCCCCGAAGCGGGGATGCACCCGAACTGCCTCGTCATCGCCACCCCCGAAGGCTTCATGCTCGCCCACCCCGACGACATCATCATCCGCGGGGTCCAGGGGGAGTTCTATCCATGCAAGCCTGAGATCTTCACTCAGACCTACGATCCCGTCGGCGGAGGCTCCGATGGCTGACCCTCGCATCGCACGCATCGCCGCTCTCGGAGGTATTGAATGAGCACTGATGAAAATCAGATAGAAGAACTTCAGAAGATTTATGAAGTCGGCATGACTGAAATGGGGATTCCGTTGGTTGATCCAAGAATTGAGAAGATATCTCAGAGACTTAAAGCCGCGGCAGATGCGTCTGTCATCTATATTAAGGCTTCTCTTGATAATCTCTCAGATGAAGATGCACAAACTGTTGCTCCCTTATTTGATGAGTTGAAGTCTGGAATGTCAGTCAAGGCTGGTGACGTGTATTCCTGGGACGGAACACTCATTGAGGTCATACAGGCACACACCACGCAAGATGACTGGTCACCAACCAAGACGCCAGCTCTGTACCGGGTATTTCGAACACCAGACATGGTTAAGTGGATTCCGAATATATCAGTCAAGGTTGGTGAAAGATTAGAATACAATGGGGCCACATACGAGGTAGTTCAGGCGCATACAACTATGATTGGTTGGGAACCAGACAAGGTACCTTCTCTTTGGAAGAAGGTTTAGCTTTTAAAAGAGGAGGTTCAACATGGATCAAGAAGTTTTAGACTTTCTTGAACATTATGGCGTTAAAGGTCAGAAATGGGGAGTCCGTCGGCAGCGTTCTGGAACGAAGGCAAACAAGCCGAAGTCTGGTAACTCTGGAGCATTCAAAGAGGGCGACCCAAGAGCTAATTACGGACATAAGCCTGGCAGCGCAAAAGGCAAGAAGCGTATGTCAGACTCTGAACTTCAGAACGCCATAAAGCGAATGGAATTAGAGAAGCGCTATAGTGAGCTTTCCAAGTCATCTGTAACGCAGAAAGGCGAGCGTCTTTCTTCAAAGATTATGAAGAAGGCCGGAGAACAAGGCGCCCAGACAGTTGCCAATTCACTTATGACATATGCGATGAAGCAGCTGGTACGAGGGGTTACGCACCAGGTTCTTGGAAAGAGCAGAGGGGAACAGATTTATAAGGAGATATTCCCAAAGAAGAAGTAAAAGGGAGGTGGAGTGATTGGCGCTGTCTAATACTGAGACGCCGCTCTACTATGGGCAATTTCGTGATGCTGTATTAAGAGGTGAGATTCCAGTCAATCGTGAGATCTCTATGGAGATGAACAGGATTGACGATCTCATTGCGAATCCTAACATCTTTTATGATCCGCAGCCCGTTGAGGGGTTCATTCGTTACTGTGAGTATGAACTTACATTAACAGATGGCTCGGACTTACATCTTCTTGACACCTTCAAGTTATGGGCTGAACAGATCTTTGGTTGGTATTTCTTTATAGAACGAAGTGTGTATCAACCAGGATCTGATGGGGCTCCAGGTCATTATGTTACAAGACAGATAAAGAAACGTCTGATCACGAAACAGTACTTGATTGTTGCACGTGGAGCAGCAAAGTCTATGTACGCAGCAGCGATTCAAGCGTACTTTCTGAATGTTGACACGTCAACCACCCATCAGGTTACCACCGCTCCGACCATGAAGCAGGCCGATGAGGTTATGTCCCCCTTCCGGACAGCTATCACAAGAGCCAGAGGCCCACTGTTCAAGTTTCTGACAGAAGGCAGCATTCGAAATACTTCTGGATCAATTGCTGAAAGAGTGAAGTTAGCATCGACAAAGAAGGGCATTGAGAACTTCTTAACGGGTTCTTTGTTGGAAGTTCGCCCAATGGCTATCAATAAACTCCAGGGATTAAGGCCAAAAGTATCAACCATTGATGAATGGTTGTCTGGAGACATCAGAGAAGATGTGGTTGGTGCCATCGAACAGGGCGCTTCTAAGATGGATGACTATCTTATTGTCGCCATAAGTTCAGAGGGTACCATCCGGAATGGTTCCGGCGATACAATCAAAATGGAACTCCAATCCATACTTAAAGGTGAGTATCAGGCTCCCCACATCTCTATATGGCATTATAAACTTGATGATGTGGAAGAAGTTGCAGATCCTTCTACCTGGGTTAAGGCAAATCCTAATCTTGGATTGACTGTTACTTATGACGTTTATCATCTAGATGTTGAGAGAGCAGAGAAAGCTCCCGCGGCAAGAAATGATATTTTAGCAAAACGGTTTGGTATTCCAATGGAAGGGTATACCTACTTCTTCACTTATGAGGAGACTCTTCCGCAAAGATCAAGAGAGTTCTGGAACATACCATGTGCTCTTGGTGCTGACTTGTCACAGGGCGACGATTTCTGTGCATTTACGTTCTTGTTCCCATTATCAAATGGGGCCTTTGGCATAAAGACTCGGAGTTACATAACAACTTTGACTCTTATGAAACTTCCTGCGGCTATGCGGATAAAGTATGACGAATTTATAAGAGAAGGAAGTCTCCATGTTCTTGAAGGTAACATTCTTGATATGATGGAAGTCTATGATGATCTCGATTCATTCATAACGCATAACGACTATGACGTTCGAGCATTAGGCTTCGACCCGTATAACGCAAAAGAATTTGTGGCTCGATGGGAAGTCGAGAACGGTCCATTTGGTATTGAGAAGGTTATTCAAGGGGCAAAAACTGAGTCTGTCCCACTTGGTGAGTTAAAAATCCTTGCCGAGCAAAGGGCCCTTTTGTTCGATCAAGAGTTGATGGCTTTTGCTATGGGTAATGCCGTAACTCTTGAAGATACAAATGGAAATAGGAAGCTTCTAAAGAAGCGAGCCGAAGAGAAGATTGATAATGTGTCCGCTCTTATGGACGCATATATAGCGTACAAGGCAAATAAGGACTCTTTTGAGTGATTGGATTTCTCATGACAGATATCTACTTAGAACATTATGGTAAGAAAGGTATGCGTTGGGGGTATCGAAAAGAGCGAAATCTTCAGAGTCTTAAACGTGTTGGTGCTGGTAAAGGTTCTGCTGCTGATAAGATAAATGCTTCTTCTCAGTTAAGCTTAGCGAATTATATTCGAGGAGGAGGACTTAAGGGAGCCTCACGAAGAAAGGCTCAGCGGCTAGAGGAAGTTAAAGAGAGAACCTTACGTGGAGAAGCGACCACAATGGACTTTCTAAGAGAGATCGGGAGTAGGAAGTTCTCAGATCTAGTTATTGATGACTAATAATCGGATACGTACATATTGCCATAGTTTAGGAGGTGATGCACATGGCAGTCCTAGATCGTCTTCGAGGAGCATGGAATGCTTTTCGGAGTAATGACCAGGAATTTGTCGGTTATAACTTAGACGTCGGACCAAGCAGCAGTATTCGACAAGACCGACCGCGCCTCCGATACTATAATGAGCGGTCAATTGTCACGTCTATCTATACTCGGATGAGTGTTGATATCGCCGGTATAGGTTATCAACACATTAGAGTCGATGAGCAGGGTCGATATTCGAATAAGATGCCAACCGCCCTTAATGCCGCTCTAACTCTACAACCAAACATCGATCAAGGGCCTAGAGCTTTTAGGCAAGATATAGCCTCTACATTATTTGATAGTGGTTGTGCAGCAATTGTCCCCGTTGATACAGACTATAACCCAGAAGTAAAAGATTCATTCGACATCTACACGCTTCGTGTCGGTGAAATAGTCGAGTGGTATCCAAGACACGTTCGAGTAAGTTTGTATAATGAGGCTCGAGGACAAAGGCAAGAGATTATATTAGAGAAGAACTACGTGGCTATCGTCGAGAACCCACTCTTTGCGGTAATGAATGAGCCGAATTCGACTCTTCAGAGGCTCTTACGTAAGCTAACGCTTTTGGACGCTGTCGATGAGCAATCGAGTTCTGGTAAGTTAGACCTGATCATCCAGTTGCCATATGTTATTAAGAGTGAAGCTAGGAAGGCTCAGGCTGACCAACGACGTATAGACATTCAGGAACAGTTAAAAGGTAGCCAGTATGGTATTGCGTATACCGATGGTACCGAAAAGATTACACAATTGAACCGACCTGCAGAAAACAACCTACTTAAGCAGGTCGAATACCTAACTGCCATGTTGTATGCACAACTTGGTATTACCGAAGACATTATGAATGGGACGGCTGATGAGAAAGCCATGATTAACTATTATAATCGATCTATTAAGCCTGTTCTCGATTCGGTAACAGAAGCCATGCAGAGATCGTTCATCGGTTTAAGCAGAACCAATCAAGGTGAGCGAATCCAGTATATGAGAGATCCGTTCCAGCTAGTCCCAGTTTCCGAGTTAGCTGAGATTGCGGACAAGTTCACCAGGAATGAGATTCTTACATCTAATGAGATTCGTGGGGTTATTGGATTCCCACCAGCAAACGATCCAAAAGCAGACCAACTTGTGAATAGCAACATGCCACAACAGTCAATTTCCACCGACGTGGCTAGCTCTTAAGAAAGGAACGTCAAAATGGAAGCAGATTTTAGCGGCTACGCCACCAAGGCGGGGCTTAAGTGTACTGATGGGCGAGTGATTACGCCTAGTGCGTTTGCACATCAGGACCAGGTCAAGGTGCCTCTTGTTTGGCAGCATGGCCACACCGATCCCGAGAATGTTCTTGGGCACGCGATTCTTGAGGCTCGTCCTGATGGAATGTATGCCTATGGGTTCTTCAATGACTCAGCAAAGGCAAAGCATTCTGCCGGGCTCCTCGAGCATGGCGACATCACTATGATGTCGATTTGGGCAAACGATTTGATTGAGCGCTCGAAGCGAGTTATGCACGGAGCAATCCGCGAGGTTAGTCTCGTTCTGTCCGGAGCAAAGCCGGGCGCTGTCATTGAGAGTGTCACCATTCGACATTCTGATGGTCTTGAGGAGACTCTTGATGACGAAGCTGTTATTTACACTGGACTTGAGTTCGAAGACGTTGGTGTTGAGCACTCTTCTGGTGATGATACTGAGATTGAGCACGCTGATGATGGATCCTCGGATGATGACGATGATGAGACCATCTCTGATATTTATGAGTCCATGAATGAGAAACAGAAGCAAGTGCTTCACTACATGCTTGGCGAGGCTATGAGCATCGTCGAGGAATCTGATAATACTGCCGAGCACTCAAACTCCGATAAGGAAGGTGACAACGTGTCGAAGAATGTTTTCGAGAAGGACACCGATAGCGTCAGTGGGTCTGCCATCACGCTTTCGCATGCTGACATTGAGGGCATCGTTGCTGATGCCTCTAAACTTGGTTCCCTGAAGGATGCCGTTGATGGTTATGCTCTCCAGCATGGCATCACCGATATCAACGTCCTTTTCCCGGAAGCCAAGACGCTCAACTCTACGCCTGAGTTCTTTGCTCGGCGTACTGAGTGGGTTAACAACGTTCTGAATGGCGCTCGAAAGAGCCCCTTCAGCCGGATCAAGACCATCTCGGCAGACCTCACTTATGAGGACGCTCGAGCCAAGGGTTATGTTACTGGTACGATGAAGAAGGAAGAGTTCTTCCCGGTTGCATCTCGTGTCACGATTCCCACCACGATCTACAAGAAGCAGAAGCTCGATCGTGATGATATGGTCGACATCACTGACTTCGACGTTGTTGCCTGGCTCAAGGGTGAGATGCGGATCATGCTCGATGAGGAGATTGCGCGAGCGATTCTTCTCTCGGATGGTCGTGATGTCTCGCACGAGGATAAGATCAACGAGCAGAACATTCGTCCGATCGCCAAGGACCATGAGCTGTACACCTCCGTCATCAACGTGAATCTTGATGACTCGAACTCCTCGATTTCTGAGGTCATCGATGCTCTTATTCTGCATCGGGCGATGTACCGTGGTTCTGGTCTTCCGACCCTTTACACTACCGAGACCGTGATCTCGAAGTTCATGATCCTCAAGGATACTGTCGGTCGTCGCATCTACAAGAGCCTGGATGAGGTCTGTGCTGAGCTCCGGGTCAAGGAGATTGTTCCGGTCGAGGCAATGGAGGAGTACCCGGACATTGTTGGTGTTCTTGTCAACATGTCGGACTATGTCATTGGCGCCGATCAGGGCGGGAACGTCAGCATGTTCGATGACTTCGACATCGATTACAACCAGTACAAGTATCTGATTGAGACGCGTATCTCTGGTGCTCTTACTAAGTTGAAGTCGGCTATTGCCATCAAGAAGGTTGCTGGCTCGGATGTGTTGGTGACGCCTGCGGCTCCGACCTTCAATGGTACTCAGGTGACGATTGTTAACACCACCGGCGTTGTTTACAAGAATGGCTCCGGCACGGTTATCAACGCTGCTGGCTCGCCTTATGCCGTTGCTTCTGGGACGACCTATGTGGTTAACGCCACGCCGGCTGCTGGTTACTACTTCGCGACCAGTGATGATGACACCTGGAGCTTCGAGAACGACGCCTGATAAGGAGTTACGATGGCAAGATTTCACGGAGAAGTTGGTTATGGTGAGTCTATAGAGACACCAGACAATTCTGGCGTTTGGGTTGATTCTATCGTTGAGTTCCCATATTTTGGGGACGTTATTCGAAACACTCGACGTTTAGAATCTGGAGAATCACTTAATAACGATATATCCGTGGGGAACTCAATTAGCATAGTTGCTGATGAGTATGCCGTCGAACACTTCTTTGATATTAAATACGTGCGATGGTCGGGGGTTCTCTGGTCTGTGACTTCGGTCGAGGTCAGAAGCCCCCGGCTTATCCTTAGTCTTGGGAGTGTTTACAATGGCCCCACGCCTCCAGCTCCAGACTAAGCTGGTTTCAATTCTTGGTACTGACAATGTATATTTTCAACCTCCTCCGACGGTGAAGATGAAATATCCGTGCATTGTCTATCATCGAGACAACATTCAAACAGAATACGCGGATGACAATCCGTATAAGTCGACGATTCGCTATCAGATAACTGTTATAGATCGAGACCCAGACAGCCTCATACCCGCTAAGGTTGGCGCACTACCGATGTCTCGTTTTGAGCGTTTCTTTACGGCTGACAATCTGAATCATGACGTATACACTCTCTACTTCTGAGGAGATAACATGGCTATCCTGACTTGGGACGGCATTGGCGAGCGAGTCTATGAGACTGGTGTCGATCGTGGCGTCCTCTACATCCCTAACAGTTCTGGCGTCTATAACAATGGCGTAGCTTGGAATGGTTTGACCTCCGTTACGGAGTCTCCTTCTGGCGCCGAGCCGAGCGCTCAGTACGCCGACAACGTCAAGTACCTCAACCTCTTCTCTGCTGAGGAGTTTGGCGCCACGATTGAGGCGTTCACTTATCCCGATGAGTTTGCGCCGTTTGATGGTCTTGGTGTCCCTAGCCCTGGCGTTACCATTGGACAGCAGAGCCGGAAGTCATTTGGTCTGTCTTTCCGGACTCGGATTGGTAATGATCTTGACGGTGACGCGCATGGCTATAAATTGCATATGATTTATGGTTGCAGCGCAAGCCCTTCAGAGCGGGCCTACTCTACCGTGAACGATTCGCCTGAGGCTATCACGTTCAGCTGGGAGCTTACCACGGTTCCGGTTGCTGTTGCTGGTTACACTCCGACTTCGATCATCACGGTTGATTCCACTCAGGTCTCTGCTGGTGATCTGGCTGAGCTTGAGCAGTTCCTCTACGGTACGGCTGGTACTGATCCGTCGTTGCCAACGCCCGCCGCAGTTCTGGCGATCTTCTCTGGTGCTTTGACTGAGGTTACGCCTACGGCTCCGACTTATAATAGCGGTACGAAGGTCATTACGATTCCTTCGGTCACCGGAGTCACCTACTACATGGATGGTGTGGCTCTCACCTCTGGTGCTCAGCCCGCCATTACTGAGGATAAGATCGTCACGGCGATGCCGAACACCGGGTATAAGTTCCCGGCCGTTGTCGACGACGATTGGTTCTTCGACTTCTGATTCAATTGACAAGGGAGATCAGAGAATGTTACAGATTGAAACTGGTGGAGACGAGTTCTTTGACGAAGAGACGCAATCATTTATCACAAAGAACGGATTAATCCTAGAACTTGAACATTCTCTGATCTCCCTGTCAAAATGGGAGTCAAAATACAAAAGACCATTCTTAGATAGTGATGAGAAAGATACAAATGAAGTTCTAGATTATATACGATTTATGATTACAAATGAGAATCCTGTTGAGGATCCAATATCAATTCTTACGCAAAGTGACTTTGAGGCGATAAACCGGTATATTGAGTCGCCAGAGTCAGCAACGACCTTTGGAGAGATGCCCGAAGTTAAGGGGCGTCGTGGTGAAAGAATAACTTCGGAGCTCATATATTATTGGTTGGTCGCATTTAACATTCCTTTTGAAGTTGAGAACTGGCATCTGAATCGCTTGTTCTCACTTATAAGAATATGTAACCTTAAGAACTCACAACCGAAAAAGATGGGGAGACACGAAGCGGCGGCAAGAAACAGAGAGTTGAATGCTCGTCGCCGACGTGAACTTGGAACTTCTGGATAAGAAAGGGAGACATATGCCGCAAATTGTTTGGGATGATGTTGGTCAGAAAGCATATGAGTCGGGTCTCGACCGAGGGGTTCTTTACTTCACCGATGGCACCGTTCTTCCCTGGAACGGGTTAATTTCCGTTGAAGAGAACCATGGAAGAACTAAGGAAAACATATATTATGATGGCGTAAAGATAGGCGAGAGTCAGACTAGAGAGCCTTTTTCAGCAACCGTTACTGCTTATACATATCCTTGGGTTCTAGAGTATATCACTGGGGATTACACACCAAGACGAGGTATAACCGCAGGCGAACAGGTTTCTCTTCCTGTAGCATTCTCATATAGAACAAAGATCGGGAATGATCTTGGTGGAGATGTCGGTGGCGGCTATAAAATTCATGTTATATTCTCAGGCGTGTTTTCTCCAGTCGATCGGACTTATGAGACGCAGGCTGATAGCTTAGAACCAGTAGAAATAGCCTGGGAGTTAACGACGTATCCGACTCCGGTATCAGATTTTAATAGTGATGGTAGTGGTTCGCCGATTACTTATATGACTATTATCACTGACGAAGTTGATCCAGGACTTCTAATTGAAATTGAGCGCCGCCTTTATGGTGACGAAACATATACACCAACGATAGAGACAGTACTCGGTCTTCCCATGCTTATGCAGAACTGGGCCTATATGAAGATCACTGATAATGGTGATGGGACATGGACTGCATCAAGTGATTATGAGGGATACATATTCCTCTTGCCTAATGACGAGTTTAGATTAGAGAAGGCGAATGCGGTATATGAGACTGATTTTCAGTATAGAATCAGTGACACACAAGACCTATCTAGCATAGTAGCTATTAGTATTTCCGATAATGGTAATGGTACCTGGACGGCATCGACCGATCACGCAGAGCTAATAACCGTTAATAGCACGACAGGGACATTTACTATACTTAACGCAAACGTCACAACTTTGACTCCAGATTCATATAGTCTTTCTGATACAACAGAGTAAAGGAATTTCTAATGGCTACAGTTACAGGATTTACTGCTGCTCGAATGCAGGCAATTGAGGACCAGGCGATTGTTAGTGGTTCAGTTTCTAGTGGGGATTTAATACTATCTCGGCATGATGGAAGCACCATAAACGCTGGATCCGTTATCGGTCCTCCCGGCCCAACCGGCCCTCCGGGAAGTCTTGGTGGGACTGTCGGCTCATCTGATAATGCTATTGTTCGTGCCGATGGGACAGGAGGCACTGTCGTTCAGGGTTCCGGCGCATTTGTTACGGATACTGGAAGATTAATTGTTCCTGACGCTACGGTCAGCAATGCGCCAACCGCAGACACAGATGCGACGAATAAGTTATATGTAGATGGTGCCGGGAAGGGCATTCTTGGCAGCACTATCAATAGTTCTCTTGTTCCACTTTCCATTGGAAACTGGGTTTCTGTCACAGGTCTAAGCATAACATTAACCCCGGAAGTTGGACGGTACTATAGGTTTGATGCGCAGGCATTCTTTATGGAGGGTGCCGGTGGAGGCGGTGCCGTTGTTGGCTGCGCCTTTGCCATCTTTAAGTCAACGGACTTAGTTACGCCTGTGATGAGAACTAACTCTATTATCGCGCCTAAGAGTGGAACTGCCATGGGAACTACTGCGACTATTAGTCGAGTGATCCAGATTCCTTCTGGATGGGGAGTATCGACCACGTTCATTGCCAGAGCATGGATTGACACGTTTGCCGATATTCGTGGAGATTATCAGGCACATACGTTCAGCATTGAAGACGTCGGAACCATCTAGACTCAGTTAAGGAGACTCCATGTTTTCGTTTTCATCAACTGGAAGCTTCAAGAACACCGAAGCATATCTTAAGAAGATGACCGATGGGAGTCTCTATCGAAACCTCTCTCGATATGGCAAAATGGGAGTAGATGCTCTAGCGGATGCTACACCAGAAGATACAGGTCTGGCTGCAGACTCATGGGGGTATCGTGTAATCCGCGACAAATCGAATCCCGGGATTGAATGGTACAACACGGACATCGAAGGCGGCAAGCAGGTCGCTATCCTTATCCAGTATGGGCACGGCACCCGTAATGGGGGGTACGTTCAAGGAAGAGACTATATCAATCCCGGGATTCGTCCCGTATTTGACAAGATCGTTTCCGACATCTGGAGGCAGGTGCAGTCATGACTACGTCTGTAGAGAACAGAGTTGTTTCTCTTACATTTGATAACACCTCCTTCCAAAAGAGGGTTGGTGACACATTATCGACCCTCGAGAGGTTAAAGCAAAGCTTGAATTTCTCCAAGAGCGCAGATAGCATGAACGAGCTGCAGGGTGCAGCAAATAAGTTCAACATGGGGCCGATGGCATCTGCTATTGAGGGCGTCAGTGCTAAATTTGCAGCTTTAGCAACAATTGGTATTACTGCTCTAGCAAACATAACGAATCGTGCGATAGATGCTGGTTTTAGTCTTGCTAAGTCTCTTTCTTTGAAGCCGATCATGGATGGTTTCTCTGAGTATGAGACAAATATGAACTCTATTCAGACTATCTTATCAAACACCAAGAGTAAGGGGACCACCCTAGATCAGGTCACAGCCTCTCTTGATAAGTTGAATGAGTATTCGGATAAGACCATCTATAATTTCGGCGAGATGGCTCGGAATATTGGTACTTTCACCGCCGCTGGCGTTGATCTAGACACCTCAGTCATGTCAATTAAGGGTATTGCTAACATTGCTGCAATGTCCGGCTCAAATGCCGAACAAGCGGCAACCGGCATGTATCAGTTGTCTCAGGCGATTTCGACAGGAACCGTGAGACTTCAGGACTGGATTTCGGTTGAGAAGGCTGGGTTTGGTGGAGAGGCATTCCAGACTCAGTTATTTGAGACCGCTAAAGCTATGGGAACACTTAAAGACGTTCCTATGGGGCAGACATTCGAACAGTGGAAAGATGCAGGTAATAGTTTCCGTTACTCACTAGAGCAGGGGTGGCTCACTGCTGATGTTCTAACTACAACTCTTGGTGGACTTTCCGGAGATCTTGACGCCTCTTCCCTAGCCGCCAAAGGTTTCTCAGAATCACAAATTGCTGCCATTCAGGATATGGCTAAGACTGCAACGGCGGCAGCAACAGAAGTGAAAACAGCAACTCAGCTGGTTGGAACTATCAAAGAAGCTATTGGTACCGGGTGGTCTACTACCTTTAAAATGATCATCGGCGATTTCGGAGAAGCAAAAGGTCTATTCTCTGGGTTATACTCTTACATAGGTGGCGCTGTCGATCGTTGGTCTGATGCTAGAAATACGCTTCTTCAGGGGTGGAAAGCCTTTGGCGGTCGAAACGAACTGATGAGTGCTCTTATGAACACTCTGGCAGCCATAAGTTCTATCCTAACCCCGATCAAAGACGCATTCCGTACTGTCTTCCCGCCGATGACGGCTGAGACCCTCATCAAGATGACGACAAGTCTTAAAGAATTCACTCAGAAACTTATACTGAGTGCAGATACTGCCGCTAAGGTTAAGGCCGTATTTACCGGAGTCTTTTCTATCTTCAAAATAGGAGTGGAAATTGTTAAAGGTATCTTCAGTGTCTTTAGCAACCTCGCCGGAATAATCTTCGGGTTCGGTGGTAATGCTTTAGCTGCTGGCGCCGGAGTTGGTAATTTCATATCCAAGCTTCGTGAGATGCTTGTTGAGGGCGGAGGAATCAAGAAGTTCTTCGATTTCATCAACTCCGGAGTCCAGAAGCTTGGCGATATTATTCAGACTGCTAAAGATAAGATAGCTGGTCTATTCGGTGGCGGTAGTGGGGAAGCTATCCCCGGCGCTGAGGAGTCTGAGGGTCTTCTCTCGAAGATAATCGA